GCTCTTCCTTCACGTACCAGTCGATCCCGTCGCGATCGACCGCGTCCAGCCGCGGCCAATCGAGGGTCTGCTCCACGAACACACGCTGTCCGATGAAGGTCCAACGCTGGTCGATGTACGTGGTGGCTTGGATGATCGAGCGGACCTGAGCATCCTCGTCTGCCGCGGCCCATGCAGCATTGCCGTTGAGGCGGTGGTACTCGGTGACGAAGGCGCGACTCGCATAGGCGTTCGCGTCCTCGATCCCGGTTCCGTCTTCGACGGTCAGGTCCGCGTCCGTGAGGGGCATCAGCTACTCCGGGAGCCCCACAGCGCGGCACTCTTGGTCGTGCTTGCGGGCCATCTTGTTGACGACGTGCAGCGGGAACGTCTCGCGCACTCGCCGCGCCATCTCCGTGGCGATGGCCCGGTGCTCGAACTGCGCTTTCTCGTAGGCGCGCCGCGCCGCCGAAACGGCCTCCGACGCGAGCGCGAGCTTCTCCTCCAGGGAGACCATCTCGGGCGCGATCTCGGGCGCGATCTCGGGCGCGGGCGCGGGGGCGGGGGGCGCGTCGTCCAGCAACGGATCGTAGCTCGGGGTCTCCTGCATCGGATCTCCTCCCTCATGGGTGGGTGTGGAACAGAGCGCGCTCGGGGGGCGAGCGCGAGAGTGCGAAAGGCGCGGGCCTTGCGGCCCGCGCCTAGTTGTGGCCTGAATCCCGGCCTAGATGTTGACGCGCAGCTCCGCGAAGCGGATCAGCTTGCGCTCGACCCGGCGGTCCCAGCTCGTCGCCGTGGCGAACTCGGTGTTCGTCGGCGACTCACCGGCCGGCGAACCGACGAAGGCGAAACCGCGCGGGTGGAGGATGAACTCCCGCCGCGAGGTCAGCACTTCCTGACCGCCGCCCTTGCCCGCCAGCTCGTAGCGGGAGACCGCCGACGGAACGCGCGGCGAGCCCTCGCCCATGCCGAAGGCGCTGGCGCCGAACAGCCAGATCGACGTGCTCGGGTTCGAGCCCGTGTTGAACACCGGCATGCCGTCGTCGACGATCAGCCGCTTGCCCTGGTAGGTCGGGATGTTCACCACGCCGTTCGAGTCCGGGATGTAGTCGATCAGGTTCAGCTTCTTCATCCGCGCTTCGACGATCGAGTGGCAGACCACGGCGGTCAGGTCCGAACCCCGGTCGCCCATGGTCTGCTGCGCGTCGATGAACGCCTCGGCCGAGAAGCGGTTGGCGTCCGTCACCGTGCCGCTGGTCGCGATGTCCTCGATCATGTCACCCGAGTCATTCGCGATGTTGTCCGCGATCACGCCCTGCGTCGCGGCGATGAAGAGCCGCTGGTCCTGGCGGACCCAGTAGTCGGCGACACGGTTGGCGATGGCGTCCATCGGGTCCGAACCCGCGAGGGCGCCCGACAGGTCCGCCGCCGACCAGTTCTGGTTGCGGTTCACGCGGACCGCGATCTCCCGGCCCGTGGTGAGCGCCAGGGGAACCGCGTCGGTCAGCGGCGAGTTCACCGCGGCGCCGCTGTAGTCCGCCTTCTCGTCGCCCGAGGTGTTGGCCTCGGTGTCGGCGAGATCGTTCCAGAACGGAAGGTTGAAGGTAGCACCACCGCCGGCCAGGAGGCCGGCGAGGAAGGCGTCGACGGCGACGACTCCACTCGCGATCAGGGCGCTCTTCTGAGCCGTGAGCACCTGGACGTAGGCCGCGAACCGTGCCGGGACGACCACGTCCGTGATCTGTACGAGAGCCATATTGGCTTTCTCCTCTGTTTGGTTATCGGAGCGCTTCTGTAGCGCTGCCGAGGTGCCCGGGCATCCGGGCGTGGCCGACCCGCGGTCCGACCATGTCGGGGCGTGTCTACTTCTCCAGCCCAGCGATGATCGACAGCGCGCGCGGCGTTGCCGCCGCCTTCGCCAGCTTGATCGCGAGCTGAGGATTCTTGGACACCAGGATCGAAGCCTCCGTGGCGTTCCAGGTCTTGTCTGCGAACGGGTTGTTCACGGGGCCGCTCGACTTCGAGCCACCGCCCGTGGCACCGGCACCCTGGCTCCCGCGTACCCAATGGGGCCGGCGGTTGCTGGCGACGATGTCGGCGAGCCACTCGCGAACCGTCTGGCCGGGCTCGACGCCCACGCCGTCGCGGGTCACGAACTTCCCGTCCTCGTTGCGCTCGAACAGCCGCTCGGCGAGCAGCTCGGCGTCGGCGAGGGCCTCGGGCACGATCGGGACGCCCTTGTCCCCCGCGGTCGTCGCCGCCAGCTCGTCGCGCAGGCTCCGCCGGAAGTCGCGAGCCGACAGCTCGATATGCGCGGCACGGAGCCGCTCGGCCTCGTCGCGGGCTTCCTTGAGCTGCTTGTCGAGATCCTTGCGCTCGCGCGCAACCCGCGCGGCGATGCGCTGCTCGATCGCTTCGTCGTTGGCGGCCCCGCCGCCCGCGGCCTGGAGTTCCGTGATCTGGTCCTCCAGCTCCTCGATCTGCTCGGGAGTCCGATCGCCGAACGCCGTCAGCCGGAGCTTGGCTGCCTTGTGCAGCTCCCGTTCCTTCTTCAGCGCGGCCTGAAGCCGCAGAACGTCGGCGTCGGTGCGAACACCCTCGACGCCGGTCAGTTCCCATTGACCATCGCGCTCCTCGTAGAGCGCGCGAAACTCCTCGGGGATCTCGTCCTCGGACTTGTAGATTGCCTTGAGCTTCACGATCGTCACCTCATGGTGTTGTGTGCCGGGTCATTCCGGCGTTGGAATCACTCCAGGGGGTCGGTCTCTTCCGCGTCGTCTTCCTCCGGCGTGGTCGCCGGAGTTGAGGCGGTTACGGGGGCGGCGGAGGCGAGCATCAGCTCCCGCTCGCCCTTGATCCGCTCGATTTCATCCTGGAACTCCTCGGTGGTGTAGCCATTCCGGCGCGCCCACTCGTGGATCGACTCCAAAGAAATCGGGGCACCCGCCTGCTTGGCCTGAAGCAGCGCGAGAAGAGCCTGCGGCGGCGCGTTGGCCTCCGCGAAGTCGAGATTCGGCTCGACGAAGACCTCGTCCTCGTTGAACCCTGCCCAGCGTGCCATCAGCTTCAGCGCGCGTTCCAAGCCCGCGGCGGAAGTCTTCGCGAGCTGCGTCAGCGTCGCCGTGGTGGCGGCCACACGGACCTTGAGAGCTTCGCCCGACTCGGCCTGCCCCGTCCGGGGCTCCAAGAGTCGGGAGCCCAGCTCGCGGGCACGCACGTAGTCGTCCGCAAGAACGCGGCGCTGCTCCGGAAGACCATCGCCCTTCACGCCGATGAACTTCGCGTCTCCGCCCAAAGGCACGTCCAGCCGCGCGCCGGCGCCGATCCGCGTGGGCCCCGCATCGCGCGGGGTGCCGGACTCGTCGGCATCGCCATCCGCACCGATGACCACGAGCGTGTCCTGCCCGAGCATGAAGAGCGTCTGCCGAAGGTCCGCTTCGCCGCGGTACACCAGCAGCGTGATCCGCCCCAGCCCAAGCAGCGGAATGTCGTCAGGCGTCATCAGCAGATCGTTCGCGCCGATCGAGACGAAGGGGATGCTATCCAGCCCCCGGCCACGGAACACCGGCTCGACCGTATCCGACTGCGTGGATTCGGTCTCGGTGAAAGTCTCGTACCGACCCGTGTCCTCATTGAGCTGGCATACGCGGAAGCGAGAAACTTCCGTCCAGGAGTAGGCGTCCTCCAGGCCGCGCTCGTACACGTCTTCCTGTAGCACCAGGAAGTTCAACGTGTTCGGGGCGAACTCCGCCGCACGGTCGTCGTCCCAGTTGATGATGGACTCGGTCAGATACGGAACGAGGCGGAGACGATCCCCGACCTCGTCCACGTCGACGAGGAGGCCGTGGCGCCCCTTGAGTAGCTGCTGTTCGTTGATCCGGCGGAGCAACATCTCCGCGCTCTCACCCTGGCGCGAAAGATCCGCAAGCCACGGCTCCATGGCCGCCGGCACCTTGATCGACGGGGGCTTGCGGTGCATGACGCCGACCAGCGTCGATACCGCCTCTTTCACGAAATCCGGGAGATGCGCGCGAGTGAGGTACGCCTCGTAGGCGCGCTTCCCCTCGTTGTCCCCGTCGCGATACACCCCGTCGGACACCATGCCGGAAGTCGGGGGCAGGTAGGCCGGGCCCTTCTCTTTCACGGTGCGCTCGCCCGCGTAGAGGTCCGTCATCATCTGCCAGTCCGGCTCGCGATTGATGTAGTCGGGATGCCGGTTGTCCACGCCCATCTAGTAGTGCCCCGCCAACCGCCCGGTGCGAGAACGCGCCGGCGGTGGAGTGAGTGTGAGGATCAAGGCATCGGCATGGTCGGGGGACGCAATGCCACGCCGTTCGAGCGACAGCTTCGACTCAATCTGGATCTTCCCGCTTTCCAAGGTCTTGTACCCGACGAGCGGGAGCTGCGAGCTAAGGCGCGGGCTGTCCGGTAGGAGCCACAGATCGGAGAGCTTGTGCTCCACCCCGCCCTTGCCTTCGAGGAACATCCAATGTTCGAAAGCCGCCTTCAGGCGCTCGCGCGCCATCCACCAGATTTCGGCTTTGATGTTCGAGAACTTCTGCGTGGAGCGCTTCTTGTCCGGCCACAGCCGGTTTGAGGGCTTGCTCCCCGCGTTGACCGCTTGGACTTCAATGCGAGAGATCGCGCGTAGCCGCGTCATCAGGTGCTTGCCGACTCCGATCGAGTCGTACTTCAGCTTCGTGCAGCCCGCCTCGCGGGCGGCGCGCCCCGCGCGGCCCGCCGGGTCGCTCTCTTCGCTGTCCTTCCAGTCGATCGGGTCCAGCACCAGCGGCCCGAATCGCGGAACAACTACCGAGAACGCAGACCCGCCGCCAACGTCGAACCCGGCGACACCGCCGAGCTTTCGCCACTCGGCGACCAGCTTCGGCCATTCTGGCGTCTGCTCCAAACGCTTTCGGAGGAACTGCGACGCGCGCACCCACGCGGCGTGGATCACAGTTTCCTCGCCCGAGGACTCGTAGTCGAGGTCCACCTCCTGGGCGAGAACCTTCGGCTCCAGCAGCCGGCATTGCTCCGCGTACCACTCCGGACCCTTGCGCGGGTCGTCCGTCCATCGCAGCGTCATCACGCTGACGATCCCGCCGAACCGCTTTCGGTAGAAGGGGTTGCCCACGCCATTCGGCGTCGAAGTGTCGATCCGACACTCGGCGTTCTGCGATAGCGCCGCTTCAACCGAGTCCGGGCGCTCGATGAACGCGGCCTCGTCGAGCACGTACAGCGAGGAGCGACCACCGCGGCCGATGTTGTCACCCGCTTCCCCTGAGATCACCGACTTGGTCTCGGGGTTGACGATCTTCATGTACCGCGCGTGTTGGTTCTCGGCGTACCCGCGCGGGAGCATCTCGTCCGGAAGCATCCGGAGGATGATGCGGATCTTCTCGATGATCGAGTCGGGGTCGCCGATCGTGTCGACCAGCGATTCCTTGCGCGACCCGAAGCTGATCTTCACGCCGGGCTCCAGGAGCCACAAGCTCGTGGCGACGCCGGCCATCAGCCACGTCGCGCCCATGTCGCGCGACTTCTCCAGCAGTCCGGGCTCGCGGTTGCGATACCGCTGCTCAACCCATCGCACCGTCTCTTGCTGCTTCGGGAACAGCAAGAAGGGGACGTATGCCTCACGCCCCGCGTTCACGTTGCGCGGGTCGTAGGTGAAGAACCAGTCCTCGATCAGGTGAACAAGGTTGCCCGGCTGCCGGTAGTACCGGAACAGCAGATCCCACCCGTCGGTTAGGCGAACCCGCGCCAGTCGCATCTTGCGTTCAGCGAACACGCGCGTGTAGTTGGGGTTCTTCCAGTCAAGCGGTCGAGCGTGGGCCACGCCACGATCTCCTAGTGGGGCAGCCTCGGATGCCGCACCATGAGGCGCGGGCCCAGCAGCCCCTTCAGCACGCGGCGCTTCATGCGCGGTGCTCCGATCTGCACGATCGCCTTGCCGCCCGCGGTCGGGCGCGCCGTTTGCACGCGGGGCTTCGCAGTCTCCCCCGACGGCCCGAACGTCGGCAGGCGCTTCGAGCGCGCGCGGCGCCCGCTCGGAATCAGGACCGGCATGGCTCCCCTCAGTCCAAGAAGGAAAGATCGTCTTCGGGCGCGACCTCTTCGTACTCGGCATCCACCGCGTCGTCCGGCGGGCGCGTCAGGATGGCGTAGTACGACTCGGCCTCCGCCGCCTCTTCCGGGTTCCGCGACGACGACATCGGAGCCCGACGGGCAGAGACTGAGGCGTCGATCTCCAGCCGTCGCGGCTTCGGCGCCATGCGGTCCAAGAACTCGCGGAGGTGCTCGATGCTGCCCCCGGCCGCGCACGCGCCAGACACCCACAGCGCGAGCTGTGCGAGGCTCTGCTGGGCCTCCACCGGCACTTCGTCCGGCTGGCACCCAACCCGCTCCGCCGCAAGCCGCAGGATCGCCTCGTGCCCCGTCGGCGTCAGCCACGCCTCGGCGATCATCGCCTCGGTGACCTTCGCCGGCGTCATCTTCGGGGGCTTCCCGCGCCCTTGCACAACGGCGGGGCTGAACGCCGCCGGCAACGAATCCTCTCGGTGCATGGTGTCGACGTACTCTGGGTTCGGAGTGGCCCACTCGCGCGAGAGCGCGCGGCGGAGGAAGCGGAGCCCAGCGCTACCGGGCCGGCGTGAACTTCCGGTACGTGTCGAGGCCACCCTCGATCTCCACCCGCTCAGCGGAGGCGCGGTACGCCTCCGGCACGCGCTTCAGGTCGTCGGCGAACCCGATGCCGCCGTCGACGGTCACCCACCGGAAGAACACGAACACCGCGAACGTTGCGAAAGGCTTGAGCATGGGGTCTCCTACGACGCGCATGACGAAGATGCGGGGCCCGTCGCCGGGCCCCGCAGCATCACTCGGACGCCGGGGCCTCGCAGATCGCCCCCTTCACCGCATCGGCAATGCCGGCGTCGAAGCCGGCGAGATGCGCGAAGGCGAGGGCAACCACGGTGCCGATGACGGCGAGAAACGCCTTCCGATTCGTCATGCGGTCCTCCTGTTATGCACCGTGCGATCCGAGGGGGAGGAGGAGGTGCGCCCCTCCCTCGCACGAGAAGTCCAAGTAGAACTTCCCGTCCGGCCCTCGGACATGACTGGTTGGCTTGCAGCGCCCGATGTCGCGAACGTCGATCGTCGCTCGATTGCGGCACTTCTGCGCGAGCTGAAACGTGCGATGCGTGTCAGCGTAGATCCGCCCGAGTCCCACGAAGGCGCATCCGATCAGGGCCGCCGCCAGAACCCAAGCGAGCTTGGTCATGCGCGCGTCTTCGCAAGCGCGGCGTCCACCTTCTTGCGGTTCGCCGCCTTCGCCGCAGCCAGCTTGATGCGCGTGCGACCGTGGTCGAGCGCGATCATCGCGAGGATGTAGGCGGAACGGCCGGCGAGCCAGCCGATGGCGGCAAAGAACGCGAGGCGAGCGGCGAAGAACTCGGAATCGAACATGGGGTCTCCTGTTGGTCAGCCAAGGACCTTGCGGAGGTATCCGCGTGTCTCGGCCGGTAGAGCGGTCTCCCAAGCATCGCCGAGCCGTGCTCGGGCGCGGAGGACGCGACCGATGCCCCAGTTGTAGGCGGCGAGCGCGGCGCGGACCCCTCCTGCCTGCTTCATCAGCCAGCGCATGTAGCGCGCCTGGGTGTCGATGCTGGCCGCCGGATCGAACGGGTCGGCGCCCGCCGGCGCCCACTCTGCCCACGTCGCCGGCATGAACTGAGCGAGACCCTTCGCTCCCCTAGGTGACACAGCGTTGTGTCGCCCGCTGCTCTCGGCCCAAACCTGCCGCTTCAGCAGCTTCGCATCGACGCCCCATCGCAGCTCAGCACGGGCGAACAGCGGATCGTGCTCGACGTACTCGGCGAAGGTGCGCGGTGCCATACAGCGTCAGGAACGCGGCAAGAGCCCCTTCGGGCTCAGGGCACGGGATTGCTGGTGGGGATGCAGGCCGGAAACGTCGATCCCTGGGGAGGCACCCCCCAGACGGAACACCCTGCCTCGTTGCAACTGCGAATCCGGCTCTCCCCTGTCCCACATGGACCGTTCGGGTCCGCCGGCGTGGGGCTCGGGAACCGGATCGTGAACGTCGTGCCATCGACGAAGGGACCCTTGAGCGCGGGGACCCAGATCGTTCCGTTCGGCGGCGAGCCCTCCGCCTGCGGCGGCGCGAGGCGCGTGGTGCCCATGATGGTCTCCGACTCGACCTCCACCCAATCCGCGCCCCCGACGACGCACAGCTTGGCCTCGTTGTCGGTCAGGACCAGATGGTCGACCTGGGGAGGGCAGAGCGTCTCCTGCGCGCCAACCGACGTGGCGTAGAGCAGGATGGCCGCGACGATCGTCCAGTTCTTCATCGCACCCCCGAGACCTTCTGCGCCAACCAGATCAGAACGACGCCCGTGATGAACAGGATCGCGGCCACCGCCGCCAGCACGTAGGCGATGGCGTTGCGGATCCGCTGCGTGGCCCCATGCTAGTCGCGCGAGCCGAGCGCGACCTTGTAGATCAGGGCTTCCGACTCAGCTTCGTCCTCGGCGACCACGTTGCCGCTGAGCGTCAGAACCAGCTCGTCCGCGTCGAACACCGTGTAGGTCCCCGCGTTGGGGCCGCTGGCGATCTGGATGCGGTCGCCATTGGCGAACCCGTCGGCCGTGAAGTCGCCCGCGTCGTTGCGCTTGATGGTGCTCCGCGTGCCCACCGAACCCGTCAGCCCGAGCACCGCGGGGTCGAGAGGAGCGACCAGCACGAGATCAGCGTTGGAGTTCGCCAGCGAGTCCACCTCGCCGATCAGGACCGAGCCCAAAAAGACGGGCTCGCCGCCCGAGAAACCCTCAGCGTCCCAGTCGGAGTCGAGCGCGTGGATCTGGTTCTCGATCGCGACTCGCGCGGCCGAATCCGGTCCGAAGTCACCCACGAACTCCTCGACCGTGACGATCGCGAGCGGCGTGACCTCCACGATCTCGTACACGTCGTCGTTGTCGACATCCAGGGCGCCCGACACCGTGAGCTTGCCGCCGACCCAGAAGCCGTCGCTGACGAAGCTCCCCGACGTGCGCACGATGACGGTGCTCAGCGTGAGCCCATCGTCGTAGTCCGCAACCACCGCGCTGAACGGGGTGCCGTTGTCGATCACGACGAAGTCCGCGCCGGCCGAGTCGACCGTGTACTGACCGGCCTCGCCGCCATCCAGCACGTTCAGGAGTGCGCCGCTGACGAAGCCCGCGCTCGGGGCGAAACCCGTGATGATGTTGAGCGAGGTGATCGTGACGCCCGTGTCCCCAGCCGAAGCCGTGAGACTGCCCGGGGCGACCGTCAGGGTCAGCGCTTCCACGCCGGTCAGCACGAACGGGCCGGCGTTGCCAGCCTCGGCAACGCCCGTCGCCGTGATCGTCGCGCCTACGCGGAAGCCGTCGGCGATGAAGCTGCCCGTGGAGCGCACGATCGTGTCCGCGCCGCTGCCGCCATCCACGAAGTCCACGGTGATCGAGCCGGTCGTGGCGCCGAGCCGCAGGTTGGGGGTCAGCACCTCGACTCCGAGACTGACGGTCGGGGCCGTGCAGAGCGCGCCGACCTGAGCATCGAGCGCGACCTTCTCGATCGCCACGTCCGGGGCGCTCGACAGCACGACATCGGTGGCCGCGGCGTTGTCGGCGAGGTCGACCTCTCGCGGGTACCGGCGGCCAAGGTTGCGCAGCGTGTCGCGAAGCGCGCGCGCCGGCACCGAAAGCCGGTCCGCCTGCTCGTTCAGCCAGCTCGTGAAGCTGTGGTGCGTCTTGCGGAGACGCGAGAGCCGCTGGCGGCGCAGGTGTTTGGCATGCGGATTCGGTAGAAGTACGGAGTGCCTGCGACGGCCGTCTCGTCGTCGTAGCTGTTCGTCACCGAGGTCGCGATCTGGGGGCCTTTGACCAGGACAGAGGTCGAGCAGTAGACCACGTAGCCGCCCGTCGCGCCCGAGGCCGCGGCGTTGTCGGCGAGGTCGACCTCTCGCGGGTACCGGCGGCCAAGGTTGCGCAGCGTGTCGCGAAGCGCGCGCGCCGGCACCGAAAGCCGGTCCGCCTGCTCGTTCAGCCAGCTCGTGAAGCTGTGGTGCGTCTTGCGGAGACGCGAGAGCCGCTGGCGGCGCAGGTGCTTGGCATGCGGAGTTCGAGCCATCGTCGGTGACCTCAGAGGTAGTCTGCGCGAGCGCCGCCACGAGCTTTCGTAGCAGCGCGCCGCTAGTTCACGGTTACAGAGCGCGCAACCCCTCTGCCGGGTTGCTGAGCGCGCTCATG